CGTAAGGCATCCAACGGACAGCCCGTGCCACCGGGATTCCGTCGCGTTGCCCCTCGATGCGATAAGCCCCAGGCGCGACAGCATAGCCAATGCTGACGTTGCGCCTGATGCCTGCCAGCGCATCTGCATATATTTCCCGCGCGCGTGTGCCCGTCCCGAAACGGACTACACCGCCAAGTTTCCTGCCTCGTAACTGCACATCCATTAACCCCACCTGATCCCCGCCATGCCGATCCAGGACAACCAGCCCATCATGACATCGGGACA